TCTCAGGACAGAGGCTGAGGCGATGAGGGAATGGGTGTCGTCGGCAGTTACCACTGCCAGCGACGCAGGTGGGGAGGATACCCCGTTCACTCAATGGGTGGTGAGTGTGTGTCCGTGATCACGTGTGAGCGTGATGGCGGTTGGGCGATTTTAATAATAGAAATTTTTATATATACTGGTTCTTGGACCGGCCCTCGTGAGAACGAGGGCCATACGTTCAAGCTGGATCTTCCGGGGAGGGTGCGCAGGTGTCGTCGGTGGCAGAATCAGCACCAGAATGTGCGTTTTTGGTGCTGCTATGACTAGAGGACGAGGAGGAAGGTGCTGTGGCACTGGTGACCGGCCCGGGATTGGGCTCGATGCCATATCTGGACAAGTACTTGCGCCCGGTAGTGTAGTCAGCCCTGGTGTCTATGAAAGAGGAGGTCTCAAGCTATTCATGCCATCTTTCCGCGTCTTGCTGTGCGGCAGAGTGACAAGAAATTTCATCAAGGTCGCGGAGACCTTGAAGGCGTTCATCAATCCACTCTTGGAGTTGAGAGGCATAGTTGGCGGCACCTTCGCTGGCGTGCTGGGACACAATAGCACCTGCTTTCTGAACGGCAGGCGCGAGGCCAGGGATAAGGTTGGCCAAGGCCATGGTGGCGGCATCGACAGCAACCTGAGTAGTTTCGCCGACCACATCGGGATTAAGCAATTTGTCGGCGCCGTAACGAGCAATGTCCTTGATCATTGGGAAGAGCGTTTCGTCCCACCAACCGCGATGGCGCATGCCGGCTAAGAGCAAAGAACGACGGTCGGCGTAAGCATGGAACATGCCGTCGAATGGTATTTCTTTCAGCAGAACCAGTGGAGACGGGGCGTGGACGAGCTGTGCATGGGAAGTTTGTGCAAGACCGAATGAACTTTGATCAGGTACTCCTTCCAGGTGACGGGTGAATTCTATTTGGTATTGCATTTGGGCTGAAAGGCCACTGAAACGGAACATTGCAGTGTGACGTTGCTCGAAAGCAGACGCAACAATGGAGTACACGCCGTTAGGGAGAGCAAGCAATTCAGTTTGATTACGAATAGGGATAAGGTGGGAGTCAGAAGTGTCGAAAAGCCATATGATTGATGCGAGGCTTTGACCACTAAAAGGACTGTCTACGCCAGGACGCTCTGAGAGGCGATACCTGAAGCTCTCTTCATCGTGGGGTCTGTAGTTGCTTTGGACTGTGAAACCATTGCGGCCACGACATAGCTGGGCACAATTAGCTTGGGCCAGGAAGACAGTAGTGCGGTCCATACGGGGTCGGGATAATTCTGTGGCCAGCGGGACACTTTCATCGATGGGTATGCCGTCACGGCCATACATGCAATTGAGTGTTCCGGACTCGTTTTCACTGGTTGAAGTTTTCCAAACCCGCAGGCCTGCAGCAGCAGTGCGAGAGCGAG